CTTTGCCCATAGCAAAATCTAACATAAGATTTTTCATTTCGTTATACATTTATTTGTCCTCCTTCCTTGATTATTCTGTATCTGTACTATCTGTTGTGTCTGTTGAATCAGTTGTTTCAACTACTACAAGTTTCTTGCTTGAGATACCATCAATTTCAGCACCAACAGCAGGAGTACCATCAAAGCTTTCCTCTGTTGCGAAAAGAATATCTCCAACCTTAAGTTCATGTGCTCTTACGACTTCACCTTTCTTGTTATAGAAGAACTTCCATGAATCAAATGGAGCACTGTATGGGTTAATAGGTACGTTGAATACATAAAGAGCATCTGTAGGCTCTGTAACTTCTACATAATAACCCCAAACTTCTGCCTGTCTATCATAAGCAGCCCACTGAATTTTTCCCTTAAAAGTTGTTGCAGTTGCTTCAGCATACTGATCAAAATCAGAAGCAGCACCTCTAGCAATAAGATTACTATTATCTGCATCACTTGAAAGAACTACATTGTAAATATGTGCACCGCCATAAGTAGCAAGCAATTTAGCTGCATTACCGATAGCATGAGCACCAGTTTTTAAATCAATTGCCATTTTGTTTTCCTCCTAAATTATTATTGAAAAATATTTCCATATCTCTTTTGCTTATCAGCTTTGAAATTTGGAAGTCTTCTTACACCGACTTTATACGCCTGTGCATTCTTCTTGGCATAATCAAGTAATATGCCATCGGCTTTTTCTTTGATTTCACTTACAGATAAATCAAAATGTTTCTCCATAAGTTCTTTATATTCATCTGTTTCTGCAACAGAAGAATAATCATCTGAATTTAATACTTCTTGTTTTTCTGGTTCAGACTTATATTTGTCTAACTCTTCTGTGATAGAAGAGTAGTTAGCCTTCATTTCTTCAAGAGCTGTTAATTCCTCGTCAGTTAACCACTGGCATTTAACAGGAACTCTTTCACCAACTAAACTGAAAGTATCTCCATTTTGCTCGTATGACTGTTTAAAGCCATTTTCTCCGCCCCATTCGTACATGATTAAATAATCATCATAAACAGTTACGTCAAAACATTCATCTTCATATGTATTTGCTACAAGTTCATATAAAGAATATAATTTCTGATCAAGGCTTACTGAAAACTCAACCTTTTCTTCAACAACAGTTTCTGTATCATCTTCAATAGGTTCTTCAGTAGTATCTTCAAAAGATTCTTCTGTAGTGTCTTCAGTAGTATCTTCTGGTTCTTCTGTAGTATCCTCTTCAACAACAACATCTTCTGTTGTATCCTCAGGGTCTTCTGTAGTGTCTTCAGGCTCTTCGCCAAATCTACTAGCGAAAGCTTGCTCCAACTCCTCGTCAGAAAGACCTTCGTATTCGAAGTCAATGTCTTCAACAGTCTTGCCATACTTTTCTAAAAGTTCTTCGAACATTGTGTTTCCTCCTTTCGCTAGATTTATATATTTATCAAGAGATTCTTTAACCTCTTGCATAAAACTAACCACTTGAGAAGCAATGTCTTGTTTTGAAAATGTTTGTGCTTTAGCACCTTTCATTCCTTCTTCGACATCAGCACCTAATAGCGTTACACCTTGTGCTACCATCTCGTGTACATCCAAACAATCTTTATCCGCATCGTAATCAATATCATTACAAATGATTTCCATTGATACTTTAGTTTCACCACCACGAGCCTCTAATATGTCGCATACATAATTGCCATATGCACGGTATAAAAGACCAGTAGCATAAACTTCATAATTTCCAGTATCCTCATTTAATTTAATTTCAAAATCATTTGTCTCAGGAATAATACCAACCATACGCTCGTCATATATCATTTTCTTTTCACCTTCGTGGAACTTATCATCCTCAAGGTGCATCGTGTGAGCAGTATAGTCCATTTCTCCATCTTCATTTACTTGTACATCAGCTAAAATAGGAATGTTTTTAAAGGTTTCAGAAGCATCTTCAATTACCTCTTTTTCGAAATTAGAGTTATTACGATTGATACCAGAATGCATAAGTCTTAATCTAACTCTGCAAAATCTTTCATCATCAAACGCTTTATCCATTTCGAAAATAGAAGCAGTAGTAGTAGTAATAGTTTTGCTCATTACCTATCCTTTCTACAGAAACATATCGTTGCAAAATATTATTTTGTCTAATGTATCTGTCGCAAAAGTTTGATGTTTATCCAATAAAAAAACCCAGCAATGAGAATCGCTATACATTAATTTCATATTATTGTTAATCAATTTCTCAGCTGTGTCTTTATCAAAAGTTTTTATAAAATTGTATTTCTTTTTACTCATGGACCCTCCCTATTCTGAAATCAAATCATTTACATCCTTTTCAGGAGCACCGCCTTCGTCAGCAATTCCCGATTGAGTGTAAGATGAATTGAGTGGGTACTTCATTATGTCATGCAATCCTAATACCTCTTCCTCTAAGAAGTTCATTGCAATCGTTTCTTTTTCTGATATTCCGTTTAATGTGTTATATGCAAGTTTATTACTAAATGAATATTGGCAAGATTCTAATAAGTCTTTCTTAAATTCATCTTTTGTATAAACACTCAATTCGAAATATTCTATTTTACAACGGTTCTTTCCTAATCTCTGTGCTAACATACGATTAGTAAAACCATTGAACTGTGGTATCAAAGTAGATACTGCAAATTCTGTTTCGCATTTTAATGCAGCTTGGAATCCTGCTTGCGTAGTGATACGGCTTGTATTTAAAACCATACCGCCGCCACTAGTATCTAAAATAGTAGTTTGAGATTGCGATACTCTGTTATTATCTTCAGCAGCATCATTTTTAAAATCAATCGTTTCAAGTTTTCCTGCGGTAACAGCAGCAGAAATATTTTCTGGTAATTCGTCAACAAATCTAGCAAAATATGCTAACACCTCGTCAGGATCGATTTTCCATTGATTCATAGTATTAGCACTATTTAATGTTTCTAAAGGTAAATATATTAATTTATAAATTTGTTGTGCATCTGCGATTGCTTGAACATCTTCTAAATCTTCCAGATTAATCAAAGACATAAATAACGCCAAAAATGGTGGAATCACTGTTTCCCAATCATCTGTCCTAAACTTAAAGCAAGCGGCATATTTATCTGGGCAATGTTGCCATTTAACACCTGTTTTTTCATATTCCGCATACATGGTTGTTAAAGGTTCTCCAATCCATTCAAGTTGTTCTTGCTTTGATTTGTTAGACCATTTAGACATATCTATAGCAAACCCAAAATCCCCGGTCATGTATCTTGAATCGATTTTGCACATATCACCATCTAATACATAAAAGAATGAACCGTCAGCATCGCTAAAGAATAAGGCATAGCAAACGTCTTCAATGAAACATTTTTCTATAACCTCAATCATATTATTCTGAAGGTTCATGTTATCTAAATTATCTAATGTATTTTGATATTCTCTTAACATCTTTGCTTTATCGTTGTTTTTCGTCATATCGTATCTTGGTATAACTTTTCTACAACGCAAATCAAACATATTAGAGTAGAAGTTAACTAATCTAAAATATAGAGTAGAGCGATAATACAAATATCTCGATAATGCTCTTAAGTTTTTTTCACTATTACCAATATTTTTGATGTAACTTCGTAAATCCTTCTTAGAGTATGTTGGTATGGTTTTCGCTTGCGATTTCATAACATCTCTAAGGTGAAGCTGACCGTTTTCTGTCTGTACTACTTTCTTTGGCATTTACACACCACCTCTCTAAAAATCTGAAACTCTTTTAAACGACCTTATAGGCAATGCATTTGCAATACTAGTTTTAGGCTTTTGTTTTTCGTTCATATATTTTTTTCTACGTTCTTCCATAAGTGCATAAGCAAGTAGAGCACAAGTATATGAACGGTCATCATGCAACTTTCCAGCCTTTTCAGGAGTTAATTCGAAACTATCCTTTCCTGAATCACGTTTCTTTCTAACCATAGAACACATTTCTTCTTTCATAGCATCAATATTATTTAATGCTAATTCATCTTCCCAAGTAAGTTTTTCAATGCGTGTATTTACAGATTGAATCTTGTTCAACTCTTCTTGGAATTTTTCATCAAATTCTTCTTCGGTTAAATCCATCTTTTCTAGTTTTTTTGTAATACTAGCCTTAGCCTTATTGAGTTTCTTTTCATCTATATCAAATATAGTTAAATATCCTTTACCATCATAAGGAGAAGTAAAGGATATCTTGTCTTGAGTTGTTAACTCTATTAACGCTTCATAAATTGTTGATTTTAATTTCTGAGGAGATATTAATCGTATCTTATCGACTGCATTAGGAAATCGACCTACATATTCAGCTGAATATTCCTTATCAATCAATCCTCTATGTTTATTTCCACCTTTATCAGTCCAGTCTGGCATTAAGTAATCGGCAATATTAACACCACCACCACCTGCTCCTGCATCAATGAATACTCCCAAAATATTTCCGTATCCATCTGCACCTGCGTTATAATCCAGAATAACTTTCTTTAGATATTCAATCTGTTCAGGCGTACGCATAGGTGTTTTCGTTTTTTTCTCTATATCCATCAAGTTAATACAATTAACTATCCTTCCTCTTAAATCTGTTTTCCCATTTCCTAATTGTGCTTCATAAATTTCCATTACTAAAATTATAGAGTTATCCATACTACGAGCAGGGTCATATGCTATCACAAATTTCTTTTTACCAGTATCGTTATACAATAAAGGCTTACGTGTTTCTTCGTTACGAGTAATTACGCCTCTTCGAATTATTGCATCCGTACCAGCATCAGTAGTAAATTCACAATAATATTCCCTTCTTGCTTTTTCTGGATTTGTTCTCATTTCAGACTCAACAACAGAACGAGAGAGTAGTGGAGCAATCACTTCACCATGTAATGTAGGATGAAATGCTTGTTCACAATCTATGTGAAGCACGCAGTAATCTCTGTCTCCCATAATTTGTTTCTTTGAGAAAAGTCGATACAAATTATAAAACTGTGTATCAGTAGAAGAAGCAGAAGAAACATAAATCTTTTGGTTAGGTATTTCAGTAGGGTAAGCTCTTTGTAGAATTGGATCAATAGAACGTCCTTGTGCATCAGTACCAGTTTTGAATGATTTATTAACGACAGCAAAAGCTGCATATACATTCATCAATTCAGAAGATAAAAATCCGCTTTCATCAAAAATAACATTACCACGCTTACCTCTTTGTCTATCGGTATTCGAATTTACAGTTTGACAAAAACTACCGTTATATAACGAGAATTTAAAAGCTCCTGTAGAATGAGTAAATCCATCACCAGATGCATTATTGATTTCTACTTCGTTTTTAAAAATGCTACCAGTAGAATTATTAAACGTATCTATATTATCGTTCGCTATTTTTTCAAGAGTGGTAA